CAAATTCATGTGGCTACCAATAGTCTGGTTCATACTGAGCTGGGGTATAACATCAGTCCTTCTCTTGATCGTCTCAGAAAGGCAACTATAAGTTGGGTGTTGCAGCCCTTGTCTGCATCTAACCCCGACAAATATCTAAACAAAAAATTTTGGATGGATTCAAGTGATCGTCTGATGTATGAAGGTAAAGCCCCTGAGCTGTCCTTCACAAAAGCATCACGTGTTCCAGCCTTCTTTGAACACAGTAACAATGACCTCCCCCAATATGCTTGAAGTCCTTGGGATGAACTCTCAAGGATTGATCCATGCACTGGAAGAATCATTCCCACCCACGAACCCTTCACCTGACGATACAATGCAAAAGATTATGTACCGATCCGGTCAGCGTAGTGTCGTTGAGTGGGTCATTAAATATATGGAGGATAATAAGTAATGTACGCATCTAGACATCCTGACTTGATCGGTAATGATTACAATCATGACCTTTTGTATAACTTAGCCCAAAGGAACCCTAGTGTCTTTAAGAAAATTAACTCTGACCCTATGCGATCGGTCTTAAGGGATGATATTTCATTCAAAGGCGGTGCTGGAAAAGCTCTGGTTGATACTGTTAAATATTCAAATGATGATGGAGATATTTATACTCAAAACGTCTATCAAACTTTTCCTCAACAACAACAAGCTAAGATTGAGTACCGCACTGATCCTGAACAAGCAAAAACTATTGCGGATTTGCAGTCCCGTTTAGATGCGCTAACACAAAGTACAAAAGCGCGTGAGCTAGAAATTGCAAACGCACCTAAGCCTGTCCCAGGTATTACACAAGAGCAGGTAGACCAGCAGCTTGCAAGTTTGCGGTCAACGCTGGGTTCCCAATACACAAACGAGCGGACAAAAGCTCTCAGTGATTTGCGTTCACAACTCAGCGGTGAGTATGCTTCACAAATGAATACTTTGAGACAAACCCTCGGACAACAATCTGCTGATCAACTTGCATCACAACGCAGTTTGTTCCAAACAAACATTGACGCTTTGCGTAGTGAGTTGAGTACAACTCGCACTGGTTACGAAGATCAAATTGGTGGGTTGAAAGCACAAATCAAAACAGCTCAAGAAGCTGACATCCAACGTCAGCAACGAGCACGTGTTACAGACGCCTACGCTAACTCTAATCGTCAAAGGGTCTCAGGTGTCAAAGCTGCACGTTCACCTGAATTTACATCGACCGGAGCAAGACGTACAGTCAGCAGCCAGTTCGGTAGATCTGGTATGCGTATCTCATCACTTAACATTTAATAATGTCAGCACGTACAAGGTATGACTATTTGTCGAGTGATCGTTCACAGTTCCTTGATGAAGCTAAACAAGCATCAGAACTAACTCTTCCATATTTAATCCGTGGACACGAAGAAAGTCACACGGGTATGCGACAACTTAAGACACCGTATCAAAGCGTTGGAGCTAAGGGTTGTGTGACGTTGGCATCTAAATTGATGCTGGCTCTGCTTCCTGTGCAAACTTCGTTTTTTAAACTGCAGCTTGACGAAAGTCAACTGGGTCAAGACTTTGGGCCTGAAATTAAGTCTGAACTTGATTTGTCTTTTGCAAAGGTTGAGCGTACAATCCTGGAATCTATTGCAGCATCTGATGACCGCGTTGTGGTCCATCAGGCTTTGCAGCATTTGGTTGTAGGTGGTAATGCTCTCATCTTCATGAGCAAATTAGGATTGAAGTTATACCCTCTGAATCGCTATGTAGTGGATCGGGACGGGAACGGTCAAGTGATTGAAATAGTCACGAAAGAACGTATCTCTAAAAAACTAATTGAAAAACAACTGCCTGACGGACTCCTTAACGAGAAGGTCATGGATGAAAACAGTTCATACAAAGATGATGTAGACGTGTACACACACGTACGTCGTGACAACAATCGGTTTGTCTGGCACCAAGAGGTGTACGACACAATAGTAAAAGGTTCACAAGGTAAATCACCACTCGATGTAAATCCTTGGATTCCATTGAGATTTAACACGGTCGATGGTGAATCCTACGGTAGAGGCAGAGCCGGGCAATTTATCGGTGACCTCAAATCTTTAGAAGGATTGTCTCAGGCAATTGTAGAAGGATCTGCTGCTGCAAGTAAAGTTGTATTTACTGTCAGTCCATCATCTACAACTAAACCTAGCACCCTTGCACAGGCAGGTAACGGGGCCATTATTCAAGGTCGTCCTGATGACGTTGGTGTCATTCAGGTTGGCAAGACTGCTGACTTCCGTACTGCCTACGAAATGATTGGTGTACTCGAACGTCGCCTAAACGAAGCATTCCTCATTATGAACGTGAGGAACAGTGAACGTACGACTGCAGAAGAAGTACGCATGACACAGATGGAGCTGGAGCAACAGCTTGGCGGACTGTTTAGTCTGCTCACAGTTGACTTCCTTGTTCCATACCTAAATCGTAAACTTAGTCAGGCGCAAAAGTCTGGCGAAATTCCACGGATCCCCAAAGATATTGTCAAACCAACAATCGTTGCTGGTATCAATGCTCTTGGTCGTGGACAAGACAGAGAAAGTCTTGGTCAGTTCCTGACTATCATTGCACAGACTCTTGGTCCTGAAGCTATTGGTCAGTTTATTAACACTGACGAAGTGATCAAACGTTTGGCCGCGGCCCAGGGTATTGACGTCTTGAACCTTGTACGTTCTATGCAAGAGGTGCAAGAGGAAAGGCAGATGGCAATGCAACAGCAGCAAGACTTGCAAAATAATCAACTAGCTATTGATGCAATGAAGACACCAATGGCTGACCCCTCTAAAAATCCAATCGTAGCGGACCAGCTACAACAATCATCCTAACCACCTATGGCTGAAGTAATGTCGATGATCCCGGAAGAAAATGCACCGGGAGAACTTAATGCAGATGAACAAGATTCTTTGCAAGTTGGCGAACAGATGCAGCAAGACCAGGAGCAAATGCTTGCTGGTAAATACAAGAACGCACAAGAGCTTGAGTCTGCATACCTAGAACTGCAAAAGAAACTTGGTGAAAGTAACACGACTGAAGAATCTACAGAAGAAACTGTAGAGGAACAAGAAGAGGAACAAGAAGAAGGTCCTGATGCGTCCCTGCTAGATCGTCTTTGGGAAGAATCCAAAGGCGAGTTTTCAGAGGAGACTTTGAAAGAACTAGCAGAGGCTAAGCCCGGTGACCTTGCCAAAATGTACCTGGAGTATCGTAATGAGATGCAATCCAATGAACCTCGTCAACTTACTGAACAAGACGTTCAGGGGTTGAAGGGTGTCGTTGGTGGTGAAGAAAATTACGACAACATGGTGCAATGGGCTAGCCAGAATATGTCTGAGGATGAAGTTACTTTGTATGATGAGGTGATGGATTCTGGTAACCCTGCTGCCGCATACTTTGCGGTGCAGGCTCTGGCATATAAGTACCAAGATTCTATTGGTGTTGAAGGAAACCTTATCCAAGGCAAGGCTCCTTCAAACAATCAAAATGTTTTCCGCAGTCAAGCTGAACTTGTTGAAGCTATGAACGATCCACGTTACTCTCGTGATCCTGCATATCGACAAGAGATCATGCAGAAACTTGAACGGTCTGACATTGATTTCTAACACGTTAACCTTACAAAGTATTAAACAATGCCTAGCGGACCTGGAACCTACGGCTCCAAAGTTGGCCGACCACCTGGTAAGTCTAAAAAGAAAAAAAAGCTTTCGCCTAAGCAACAAAAGATTGCTCGCATGGCTGGTGACAAGATGAAGATTGGCGGTGATGACTTTGCCGCCCTGCGTCGTCGCCGGAGAATGGCCTAATGGCACACAAAGGCAAAGGCTCTTGCGGAGGCAAGAAAGGTGGCAAAGGCTACAAAAAGTAGTACACGTTCAGTAAGTCTTAAGATCGGTGTACACAAATCGCGGTCTGGTGGCTTGACGGCTGCCGGTCGGCGTAAATATAACAGAGCTACAGGGTCGAATCTCAAGGCACCTCAGCCAAAAGGCGGACCTCGTAAACGTTCTTTCTGCGCCCGGTTCAAGGGCATGAAGGGACCAATGAAAGACAGCAAGGGTCGTCCTACACGGAAGGCTCTTGCACTTCGCAAATGGAAATGCTAATGAACAGCAAACGAGTTGATCAAAAAGCCTTCAACAGCAATTTTGTTTCGCAGTCCTTTGACATTGGCCCAGGCCACAGAGGTGCACAAAAGAAACAAAAGATCTACAACAAAGGTAAAAGCACAAACAACCCGCACGAGAAAGAAACTTTTCTTAAGCGGACTGGTCCACAACTACCTCTTGCTAAAAAGAAATCTAAAAAGACTTATGGCTAAACGAGGATTGTACGCTAACATCCACGCCAAACGTAAGCGCATCGCTGCAGGCAGTGGCGAGAAGATGCGTAAGCCTGGATCAAAAGGCGCACCAACTGCAGCAAACTTTAAGCGTTCTGCCAAGACTGCAAAAAAGAAATAGACTTCAGCCGTACGTTCATCCTTCGGGACGCAGGCATCTTACTCATGGAACGGGGGGTAAGGT